GGGCGACATGGCGGGCAAAAATCCAGAAGGGCAAGGTCTAGTCCAAGCCCTTCATTTTCTAACAGTTCAAATGTGTCACTGACCTGATCTGTCACAACCTTAGGCTGCGATGAATCGCGCCTACAGCCTGCTCCATATCAAGTCCGTCGACGCGGACAAGCGGGTGCTCTCCGGCATCGCGACGACGCCCGAGCCGGATCGCATGGGCGACATCATCGAACCGCTCGGGGTGACGTTCAAGAACCCGCTCCCACTCCTGCTCTTTCACGACGCGAAAAAGCCCGTCGGGTGGACGAAGTTCAAGAAGCCCACCAAGGACGGGATCGAGTTCGAGGCCAGCCTCCCCACGATCGAGGAGCCCGGCGTCCTCCGCGATCGCGTCGAGGAAGCCTGGCAGTCGGTCAAGGCGGGCCTGATTTCCGGCGTCTCGATCGGCTTCCGCGCGATCGAGGAAGCGTTCAACAAGGAGACCGGCGGCTTCCGCTTCCTGAAGACGGAAGTGATGGAGCTCTCGCTGGTCACGGTGCCCGCGAATGCGAGCGCCACGATTCACAGCATCAAAGCCCTCGACCTGGCCGCGTCTGGCCCTCACCTGCCCGGCGTCACGGGCGCTCTTGTCGTGAAAGCCGTGAAGGCGGCCAAGCCCATGACCATCCAGGAACAGATCCAGCAGTTCGAGAACACCCGCGCCGCGAAAGTGGCCGAGATGAACGACCTCATGCTCAAGGCGGAAGGGCAGACCCTCGACGAGCAGCAGACCGAGGTCTACAAGACGCTCGAGCGCGAAGTCGAAAGCGTCGACGAACACCTGCCCCGGCTCCGGAAGCTGGAGCAGACGAACCTCGTGAAAGCGACCCCGATCATCAGCCCGCAGCCCCACGCGGCCGGCGAGCTCCGCGGCGGCGTCCCGGTGATCAGCGTCAAGGCGAACGTCCCCAAGGGCACCGCGTTCGCGCGGATGTGCATGGCGATGGCCGCCGGCCACGGCGACTCGTACCAGACGCTGCAGTTCGCGAAGCAGTGGAAGGACTCGACCCCGGAAGTCGAGCAGATGGTCGAGCACATGTGGCGCACGAAGGCCGCGGTCGCCGTCGGCACCACGACCGACGCCACCTGGGCCGGCCCGCTCGTCGTCACGCAGCCGCTCAACGAGTTCCTCGAGCTGCTCCGGCCGCGGACCCTGCTCGGCCGGATCCCTGGCCTGCGCCAGGTGCCGTTCAACGTCAGCGTCCCGACGCAGACCACCGGCGGGACGTACGGCTGGGTGGGGCAGAACAAGCCGAAGCCGGTGACGAAGGCCGACTACGCGACGGTGACCGTGCCGTTCGCGAAGGCGGCCGGGATCATCGTGATCAGCGAAGAGCTCGCCACCCTCTCGAGCCCCTCGGCCGAGGCCCTGGTGCGCGAGGAAATGATCGCCGGCATGGGCGCGTTTCTGGATCTGCAGTTCCAGGATCCGGCCGTCGCCGTGGCCGCGAACGTCTCGCCGGCGTCGATCACCAACGGCGCCGCCACCGCGGCCGCGACCGGCGTCACCGCCGCGGCGGCAAAGCTCGACCTGGCGGGTCGCGTGGCGGTGTTCGCCGCCGCCAACATCCCGCTCGACGGCTCCGTCTGGCTGATGTCCGACTCGAACGCGTTCGGCCTCTCGATGTCGATGAACGCGCTCGGGCAACCGCTGTTCCCGGGTATGACGGCCCAGGGCGGGACGCTCTTCGGGATGCCGGTCGTCGTCAGCAACAGCCTGAGCACCCGCGTGGTGCTGATGCACGCGCCGTCGATCCTCTACGCGGACGAGGGCGGCGTGCGGATCGACGTCAGCCGGGAAGCGTCGGTCCAGATGGACTCGGCGCCGACCGACACGGTCGACGCGACGACCGTCTACCTGTCGCTCTGGCAGCGCAACCTGATCGGCTTGAAGGCCGAACGCATGATCACCTGGATCCGGGCGCGCTCGGCGGCCGTGACCTACCTCACCGCCGCGGCGTACGTCGGCACGTAACGCCGTGAACCGCTACCTGTATCGCGTGCAGTACGACTACGCGGACGGCATGACCCCGATCGCCGGGGTCACGTCGTCGTACGAGCCGGTCAGTGTGCGCGCGGTCGACCAGGCGGCGGCGCTCGCGGAGGTGACCACGGCGACGGCGCGCTACACGGCGGCGGCCGGCGTCACCCGGACGATCACGTTCACTGGACAGGCCGCGGATGTCTGAGCGACGCCTGGCGATTGGCGGCCCGACGCGCGACCAGGTGCCGGCCGCCTTCGCCGTCGACGTCGCCCAGCTCTACGCCTATACGCGCGAGCGCGGGCCGTGGGGCGCCCACGTCACGATCGGGTTCGTCGCGTCGACCTACATCCACGTCGGCCGGGAGTGGTTTCTCGAGGCGGCGCTCAAGCAAGGCGCGACCGACCTCCTCTGGATCGACACCGATATGTCGGTCCCGCGGGAGGCGGCGGTGCTCCTGGCCATGCACGACACGGCCATCGTCGGCTGCAACTACCCGGTGCGGCAGCCGTCGGGGCTCTTCACGGCGCACGCGGACGGCGCGCGCGTCGTCACCACGGCGTCGTCCACCGGCCTCGAGGCGGTCGACGCGCTCGGGTTCGGCCTGGTGCTGATGCGCGCGGAGGTCGTCGCCGATCTGCCGCGGCCGTGGTTCCGGCACGGGCTCAACGCCGCCGGCGGGGACATCGGCGAGGACATCATGTTCTGTCGGGCGCTGCGCCAGGCGGGACACACGGTCTATCTCGATCACGATCTGTCGAAGGAGCTCGGCCACATTGGGCAGCACACGTACCGCACCGTCGACGTCGAAGGCGTCCCCGTCTGACGACGGGATCGTCGAGCTGAAGCCGCCGCCGGAGTTCGGGTTCAGCGGGACGGCCAAGTTTCTGGCCGTCGAGCAGGCGGCGCTGATCGCGGATCTGCTCGCCCGCGGCTATACCCGGGTGGACCGTGCTCGCGACTGACCTCGACCCGACCCAGACGCCGGGCTGGTTCCATCACGGCCCGGAGATCCTGCGGCTCCTCGAGCAGCACCGGCCGAAGGTCTGCGTCGAGCTCGGGACGTGGCTCGGCGCCTCGGCGATCCCGGTGGCGCGGGCGATTCGGCGGTGGGGCGGGACGCTCACCTGCGTCGACACCTGGGCCGGCGACGTGCATCCGACCGCCAACCCGCACCGGCCGGCGGCGCCGTGGATGCTGGTCTCGTGTGCCCGGAACATCCTCGAGGCGGGCGTGGGCGCGAACGTGCGGTTGATTCCCTGCGCGTCCTTCGACGCGGCGACGTGGTTCGACCGCCCGATCGACTACCTCTACATCGACGCCGACCACAGCTACGGCGGCGTGCACGCGGATCTCACCGCGTGGACGCCCTTCGTCACGCCCGGCGGGCTCCTCGTCGGCGACGACTACGGCCACCGGCTCTTTCCCGGCGTGCGCCAGGCCTGGGACGAGTTCGAGCAGGCGCACGGGCTCACGTTGACGCGCTACCAGTCGGACCCGCCCGACCCGGACGGCATCCAGTTGATCTACGGCATCAAGGAGTGACGATGGCGAAAGACAAAGACGACAACGGCGAGAAACCCAAGACCGTGACGGTCGAAGCCCTCCAGTGGCACACCTACGACGGGAAGGAATACGCCGTCGGCGACACCTACGAGATTGACGAAGCGCTGGCGGACAGCGTCGCCGCGCAGGGGAAAGCCATCCGCACCGATCGGGCCGAGGTCGCCAAGAAGGCCGAGAAGGACGCCACGAAGGCGAAGAAGTAGCGCGTGCACCTCGAGCTGCAGATCTTCGGGCGCAAGGTGGAGCTCCGGACCAAGGGGCTGGCGCTGGCGCCGCTGTCGACGAGCGGCTCCTGGTGGCCCCTGGTCCGCGAACCGTTCATCGGCGCCTGGCAGCGCAACCTCGAGATCCGCGCCGCCGACGTCCTGACCTACTCGGCGGTCTACGCGTGCGTCTCGCTCATCGCCGGCGACATCGCCAAGCTCTGCCTGCGCCTGGTCGAGCAGGACGACGACGGGATCTGGACCGAGACCACCTCGGCGGCGTTCAGTCCGTTTCTCCGCAAGCCGAACCGCTACCAGACGCGCATCAAGTTCGTCGAGCAGTGGGTGACGTCGAAGCTGACGCGCGGGAATACCTACGCGTTGAAGCAGCGCGACAGCCGCGGCGTCGTGACGGCGGCGTACGTGCTCGACCCGGGCCGGGTGACACCGCTGGTCACGCCGTCGGGGGACGTCTATTACAAGATCACCCGCGACGACCTCGCCGAAGTCACCGACGAGTTCATCATCGTGCCGGCGCGCGAGATCTTTCACGACCTGATGTGTCCGCTCTATCACCCGCTGATCGGCGTGTCGCCGATCTACGCGTGCGGCGTCGCGGCGATGCAGGGGCTGGCGATTGCGAGCAACTCGAAAACCTTTTTCGAGAACGGCGCGAACCCGAGCGGGATGCTCACCGCGCCAGGGGCGATCTCGGACGCGACCGCGGCGCGGCTCCTCGCGACCATCGCCAGCAAGAACGCCGGCGACACCCTGGTCGGCGGCGACGGGCTGAAATACGAACCCTTCACGATGAGCGCGGTCGACGCGCAGCTCATCGAGCAGTTGCGCTGGACCGCGGAGACGGTGTGCTCCTGCTTCCACGTCCCGCCGTACATGATTGGCGTCGGCCCGCCGCCGCCCTACGCGAACATCGAGCCGCTGCTGCAGCAGTACTACAGCCAGTGCATTCAGAGCCTCCTGAACGCGATGGAGCTGTGTCTCGACGAAGGCCTCGGGATCGTCGAGAAGGTCGACGGCCGGCAGTACGGCGTCGAGTTCGACATCGACGACTTGATCTGGATGGACACGGCGACGCGCACGAAGGCGGCGAACGACTCGATCAGCGGCGGCTCGCTGTCGCCGAACGAAGCGCGCAAGAAGTACCACGGGGTCGGCAAGGTCGCCGGCGGCGCGTCCCCGTACCTGCAGCAACAGAACTACTCCCTGGCCGCGCTGGCGAAACGGGACGCCGACGATCCGTTCGCGAAGCCCGACCCCGCGCCGGCGCCGCCGCCGACTCCGGACGATCCGCCGCCGCCCGACCTGGCGAAGCACTTCGGGGCGAGCCTCGAGAAATCCCTGGACGACCTCTATGCAGCGTGAACACGTCGAGGCGCTCGCCGCCGAGGTCGCGCAGCACATCCGGAAGGCCGTGACGCCGCTGCAGCAGCAGCTCGCGGTGCAGGGCGCTCAGTTGGCCGATCTGCAGCGGCGCGTGCAGGACGACGCGTTCACGAAAGAGCTGGGAGGCTTACGGGAACGCGTCGCCGTCCTCGAGGTCCGGCCCGTCGTCCCCGGCCCGCCCGGCGATCCCGGTCCCCCGGGGAAAGACGGCGTCGACGGGACGCCGGGCCTGACGTACCAGGGCGTGTTCCAGGACGGGAAAGCCTACGAGCTCGGCGACGTCGTCACCTGGGCGGGGTCGACGTGGCACTGCAACGCGCCGACCGAGACGAAGCCGGGCGAGGGCGCGCACGCCTGGACCCTGATGGTCAAACGCGGCCGCGACGGGAAGGATGGCAAGCCGTAGATGGCGGCCGTCCTGGTCACGCTCGCGACCGCCAAGCTGCACCTGCGGATCACGACCGCCGCGCTCGACCCCGGCGACGTCGACCTGCAGCTCAAGCTCGATCAGGCGGAAGCGATCATCCTGCGGTACTTGAAAGGCCAGGCCGACCCGCTGTGG